GGACACATAAAATACTGGCACAGGGACACATAAAACACCTCCCCCCGACACATAAAAACACACAATGAGACTCATAAAACTCATAAGAACTATGAGTTTCACACCTTTTTTGCTTGTTATTCTTAAGACTTATGAGACGCAGACACTTCACAGACTGCACACTGGACTTATGAGTCTCACCGCCCCCGTGCTAGATTTATAGGGTGGGAGGAGAGGGAGAATAAGCAACATCCCAGAAACTCCCAAAATATAATAATTCACAGGGATTCAATGATACTTATAAAACACTCCCAGACACTCCTATATGCCCCTACAACCCGCCTCTAATCATCTTTAGGTATGAAGACACCTTATAGTCTTTATTTTGATATGTTAACAATACTTTGATAAACTCGAAAAATGTTGTATAAATAAAACAACTGAGAATACTTATACTCAGGCATTTATATAATCTTATTCCCAAAAGCACAACAGGCGGTTCACCCGATGAGATAAGACTTTTATATGGAACCATAAGATTCCCTGTAATTCCCTGATTTCTTAAGTATCTTTATATTATCAAATGAACTATTATATCATATTAGACTAACGGAGTTTACTATAACTCGATATGTCGAACTTAGGATTTGCACTATACAAGCAAAAATGAAAGTTGTTTCGTTATTATGTGATTGAGGTATAAGAACTCTCATATCATCTTTGATATGATATTAGGTCTTATGCAATTCATTCGTTATTAGATACTTTACGTCCACTTTATTCTTATATCCAATTCTAATGATAATGAATCTCAAAGTTCATTCGTGATTAGATAAGATTCGTATGCTTTTTTATAATAGAACAGCATCAAAGAATAAAGATATAGAATTCATTCGTTATTAGATGAGATTCGTATACTGTTTTTTCATAGAAGCATATACACTCATTGACAAATAGAAGATATTCGTTTATAATTCAATTCGTTTAAACTCTTTATAAAGTTTTTGATATAAAGGGTAGTTTTGTTGCACCTAGAGTTTCGTGTAAAAAGAGACTTGACAGAAAATACAAATTCGTCTATAATTACGTTAAGCAGTTAATTCTTCTCTTCGTCTTATGTTCAATTCGTATCTTCTAGCACAAAAGAATAAGTATCGTATTACGTTGGAGATTGATGCGATGAGTGATTTTAATCCGCATCAAATAGATTGGAACAAACTCTTTGAACTTGAAGATAATGAATCAGTGAAGAGTTATGTTGAAGATCTAAACGAATGATAATAAAATAGAATTACACAGCACATCAATTACATATCTACCAAAACAGTAAGTATAAGTCTATATTTTCGTGAGATCTTATAGTTTATTCGTGGTGTTTTGTGTGTTTGTGCCTCTTTATGTGGGGCAGTTAATATAAAGAATACTGCAAAATATAGTTTATTCGTGGTGTTTTGTGTGTTTATGTCTCTTTATGTGGGCAGTTAATATAAAACAAGACGAATAAACAGTTATTCGTGGTCAGTTAGTTATTCGTTATTGGACAGTATTGTGTTTTATTGTTGATTGTTTATATTTTTGCGTACCCGCCGTATATAAAAGTTCAAACTACCCTAACCTACACTGTATGTCTTTTTCGATGTCTATATCACTCTACTTTTAAAAATTTTCGGAGTAAAAAATGGGAGTCAAATGGATTCATAAAGGGGGATATTCACGACCCGATAAAAGAACTATTAAGAAAGGTGGTGGAAAGAAAAAATGAGACGCACACAACCTTACTGGAATTTCTGGAGAGTTATTCTCGCAGGATGGACAATACGATATCCTGGGAAGATGTTTAGAATTCTCGGAGTCCCCCTCGGAATAATCATAGTGCTAATATATAATGCTTTAACGAAATAAAAGTCATTTAAAAAATTTCCCAAAATTTTTTGAGAATTACAAGTGCGCACATCCCAATTTATCAGAGGAAAAATTTTCTGAAAAATATGGGAAATGATACACATTTGTTTCAAAAGTATCATAAGTTGACAAACAATAAATAAACTGTTAAAATTAAAAGTGATGGTTGATTAAATTTTATGGCAAAGGGTTTCACAGTAAAAGCAGCAGCACCCATTCCTAAAACTGAAGAATGGGATATTACTGCAATTAAAGAAAGAATGAAAGGAAAGTCAATTGTTTTTTGTCTTCCTGGACGAGGTTGTTCTTTTATTTTCCTCAAAGCATTTGTACAACTTTGCTTTGATTTAGTACAAAATGGAATGAGTATTCAGATTTCTCAAGATTACTCATCAATGGTAAACTTTGCACGGTGTAAAGTTCTTGGTGCAAATGTTCTTCGTGGACCTAAACAAATTCCTTGGGATGGTAAATTACAATATGATTATCAACTTTGGATTGATAGTGATATTGTTTTTGATTCCAATAAGTTCTGGCAACTCTGTGATATGGCATTGCCTGCAGAAGGAGAAGAGCGTGAAATTGTCGGAGGTTGGTACGCAACAGAAGATGGACACACAACCTCTGTTGCACACTGGTTAGAAGAAGATGACTTCCGCAAGAATGGTGGCGTCATGAATCATGAAACTGTGGAGAGTATCTCAAAACGTAAAAAACCATTCACAGTAGATTACACTGGTTTTGGTTGGGTACTGATTAAAAAAGGAGTTTTTGAGAATCTCGAATATCCTTGGTTTGCACCAAAGATGCAAGTATTCGAATCAGGTGCAGTTCAGGATATGTGTGGAGAAGATGTATCATTTTGTCTCGATGCAATTGAAAAAGGTTATAAAATCTGGTGCGATCCTCGTATTCGGGTAGGTCATGAAAAGACTCGTATTATTTAAATTAAAGGAGAAAACTTATGGCTTCTAAAGGTGGTATGAATAAAACGGTGTTTGAAAAAGGAGCACCGAAGAAAACTCGTCAAGGAAAAAGTGCGCGAACATTGCTTTCAGCAACGTCTCGTAATGGGTGTAAAAAGAAATATCGCGGACAAGGGAAAAGTTAATGTATTTCTCGGAGTCTTCTGCAGAGTGGAATTTTATTCACAATGAAGACCTCTGGGTTTATAATAAATTATTTTTAAGTCGGGTTTTGGAGTATAACTGTGGTCCTGCGGGTGTCTCAGTTCCAAGGCCCGATTTTTATATTGTAAGACCATCTATGAATATCTTGGGTATGGGTCGTTTTTCTCGCATTGAGTACTTAGAAAACAATACAGAACACTTACATCCTTCTGAATTTTGGTGTGAAGTGTTTGTAGGAGAACATTTGAGTGTAGATTATTATAAAAAACAGAGTTCTTTGATTGTTAGAGGTATAAGAGAACCTGATTCACCTCTTTATAAATGGTCTAAGTGGGAAAAAATAGAAAAAAAAGTAAAATTTCCAAGTATCCTAGAGAAATTAGTGGGCAATTATGATTGGATTAATTGTGAATTTATTGGGAATAATCTTATAGAAGTACATTTTCGCAGAAATTCTGATTTTCGTCATGGAAATACCGTTGCTATTCCAGTTTGGGAAGAAAATATTATTATAGATAGTAAATATAGATACATAAAAGAGGAAGACTACTATAGAAAAGGATTTTTAATTGGTTAAGGGATAGCAACCCCTTAAAAAGTTCTGATTTTATACATCAGGAGTTAAAAAATGGGACAACCTTCCGATAGAAATATTGAATTTATGAGACAAATGTGGGGAACTGAGGCATTAATTACTGATTATGGTTCTTTAGGTGAAAAAAAAATGCTCCGGGAAATTAATAATGATCTTTTAGTACCTAAAAAACATGATTTTGCTATTCAAAATGAGATTCATGAGAAAATTCGCAATGATGAAGATTACGATGATTGGGAGTATGGTACAGAACCTCTTTACGAATCAAAAAATCTTTAATAAATAAGATAGAATTATAATACTTCATGCCTCTCGAAAGAGTAAGTCAAGGATTTAAAGATATTAGTATGACTTTTCAGAGCAATCCTCTGACAAATGATTTAATCGCACTCAAAAACGAAAGTGCGATTGCTCGTTCTATTCGAAATATTGTATTTACTCTTCCTGGTGAAAAATTTTTCAATCCAAATTTTGGAACAAAGATATCGAGAATTCTTTTTGAAAATAATGATGAAATCTCATCTTCTATTATTAGAAATGAAATAGCATCATCAATTATAAATTTTGAATCAAGAGTGAATCTAAAAGATGTTATTATATCAACAGATTTTGATAGAAATGCATTTAATGTTATTATTGTATATGAGATTATAGGGGCAGATGTACCTGCTCAACAATTAGAATTTGTTTTGCAACCAACTAGGTAAAAATGCCACTAGTCAATTTTTCTAATCTAGATTTCAATCAGATTAAAACAACTCTTAAAGATTACTTAAGGACAAATCCAAATTTCACTGATTATGATTTTGAGGGATCTAACCTATCAACAATTCTTGATGTTCTAGCATATAACACATATATCACATCATATAATGCCAACATGGTGGCAAATGAGGTTTTTATTGATAGTGCTACTCTCAGAGAAAATGTAGTAGCACTTGCAAGAAATATTGGATACATTCCACGTTCAAGAAAAGCATCAAGAGCAACAATAAGTTTCTTTGTAGATACTTCTAATATAACCCCCACACCATCCTCTCTAACCCTTCGTAAAGGACCTGTAGCAAGCACCTCAGGTAGTTTTGGTAATCAGTCCTTTGTGTTCTGTATTTTAGAGGATATAACAGTTCCAGTCTTCAACGGCATAGCAACATTCGAAGAACTTAATGTTTATCAAGGAACTCTTTTAACAAATAATTTTACTTTTAGTTCAAATAATTTAAATCAAAGGTTTATTTTGCCGAATAGTGGTATCGATACGGAGTTGATTTCAGTATCTGTAAGAAATAATGAACAATCTACAAATTCGGTAAAATATAGTCTTCAAGATAGTCTTTTCGAAGTTAAAAAAGACTCTAAAGTTTTCTTTTTACAAGAAATTGAAGATGAAAGATATGAACTTATTTTTGGAGATGGAATCTTTGGCAAGAAACTTGAAGAAGGGAACTTTATTGAAGTTGGATATATTACATCTAATGGTGATAGTGCAAATGGTATAAGTCAATTTACATTTTCTGGTAGAATTACATACAATAGAAACTCAATAGAATATACAATTACTTCTGGTATTTCCCTACTAACCACAGGATTAATTGCATCTGGAGGAGAAAATATTGAATCTGTAGAATCAATCAAAAAATATGCACCAAGAATCTATGCATCTCAAAATAGAGCACTTACTTCAAACGACTATGAAACATTGATTCCTACAAAAATTTATCCAGAAACTGAATCTATTTCTGTATTTGGTGGTGAAGAACTAGTACCACCACAATATGGAAAAGTTTTTATTAGTATCAAACCAAGATCAGGAGATTTTTTACCAAATTTAATTAAAGAAAATATTAAACTTAAACTTAAAAAATATGCTGTTGCTGGAATTGTTCCTGAGATTTTAGATCTAAAATATCTTTTTATTGAAATAAATTCAAAAGTATACTATAACACAAATCTAGCACCAAATTCCGATTTCGTATCTAGTATTATACAGAGTAATACAACAAAATATGCAGAATCAACGGAGTTAAATAGATATGGTGCGAGATTTAAGTACAGCAAATTTCTAAAGACAATTGATGAAAGTCATGAATCTGTTACATCTAATATCACAACGATTCAGATGAGAAGAGATTTGCGAGTTGTGTTGAATACATTTGTAGAGTATCAAATTGGTTTTGGAAATGAGTTTCATATTAAAAATATAGAAGGATATAATATTAAAACTTCATCCTTTAGAGTTTCTGATATTTCACAAGATGTTTATCTATCAGATGTTCCCAATACAAATAGAGAAACTGGATCACTATTTTTATTCTCTGTCCCATCAATAAACTCTACAACACCCACAGTTGTTAGGAGAAATGTTGGTAATATAAATTATAAAAAAGGAATTATTACATTGAATCCAATTAATATAATTTCTTCGGGGAAAATAAAAGATGGGCAATCAATTATTGAAATTTCTACTACACCAAGATCAAATGATGTAATTGGATTGCAAGATTTATATTTACAACTAGATATTAGTAATAGTTTATTTGAAATGATAGTAGATGAAATATCATCTGGTCTTGATCCTTCAGCATCAAACTATATTGTAACCTCAAGCTACGCAAACGGGAACTTAGTAAGATAGAAAAAATGTCAGATAAAAGAATCCAATTTAGCAACATTGTCCATAATCAACTTCCATCCTATGTCAAGGAAGAGTTTCCGTTAGTATCAGAATTTTTATCACAATATTATCTTTCTCAAGAGTTTCAAGGGGCACCTATTGATTTAATTCAAAATATTGACACGTATATTAAAGTTGATCAAATAACTTCCCAAGCAGAATCTACTATTTTATTTGACGATATTTCTTCTTTTGATAGCACTATCTTTATAGATTTATTCTCAACACCAACAGGAACAAATGGGTTTCCTGAAAAGTATGGATTGTTAAAAATTAATGATGAAGTAATTACATATACCGGAAAAACTTTTAATTCTTTTACTGGTTGTATAAGAGGATTTAGTGGAATAAGTTCTTATACTTCACAAAATAAACCGGATCAATTAGTTTTTTCTAAATCAGAATCAACAGAACATTCTTCCGGATCAACTATTACTAATTTAAGTTCTTTATTTTTAAAAGAATTTTTATTAAAAATAAAACACCAATTAACACCTGGATTTGAAAATAGGGAATTTGTTGATGGATTAAATGATTCACTTTTTATTAAACAATCCAAAGATTTTTATCGTAGTAAAGGAACAGATCAATCATTTAAAATATTGTTTAAATCTTTATATGGTGAAGATGTACGCATTATTAGACCTAAAGAATATCTTTTTAGACCTTCAGACGCACAATTTCAAATTACAAATGATCTTGTTGTAGAAAGTATTGAAGGAAATCCTGAAGAACTAGAAAATAATACTCTATATCAAAATGAATATTTAAATTTCACTAAAGCATATGCACCTATTACTAAAGTTGAAAGAATAAGATCCAAAGAAGGTAAAAATTATTACAAATTAAGTATTGACGCCAGTTACGATAGAGACATTAGAGTAGATGGTGCTTTATATGGAGAGTTTAAAGTTCATTCTCAAACAAAAGTAATTGGCGAATATAATTCAAACTCAACTGCAATTGATGTTGATTCTACTGTAGGATTTTTGAATAGTGGAGAACTTTCAGTAGTTTATAATGATGGTTCTATTGGAGTAATTAAATACACTTCAAAAAATATAAATCAATTTTTTGGATGTACTGGTATAACTGGAATTATTAAAGATTCTTCGACTATTAGTGTTAATACATTTGCAAGTGACGAAAATCAAAATATAAAGGTAAGAATTACTTCAGTATTGGGAGGAATTGATATTGTTGATGATACGTTTTCTCAAAGAAAGAACAATATTTCTGATATAAAAACCTTAGGAGTTAACTCTGAAGATTTTGTTTCTAATAATTGGTTTTTTAATATATCACCAACATACTCTGTAGAATTTATTTCTTTAGTCGATGATTCGGATAAAACTTATAGGATTATTACCAGAGAAAATAATATTTTTAAAATAGGTGATACCTTAAAAATTAAAGGTAGTGATAATATAGAAAAAAATTCATTTATTGTTGATATTATTTCAAATAAATCATTTAATATTAAAGGGCAAGGAAATTTATCAATTTCTGATACTTACACTATTCAGAAAAATATTTTAAAAACAAATTCATCAACATTCCCAAATATTTCACTTTTTAATGCGAACGTTCAAAACATTTATAAAGACAAAGAAAAAACATTAGTAGCATCTGCATCTTTACCTTATTATGGAAGTCAATCATTAAATATATCAAATAAAGAAATATTATTCTCAGGTAATTTTGTCTCAAACACTTTTAAAATTACTACAAATACAGATCATGGATTTTATACAGGAGATTCTGTATATTATACTCCAGAAAAAATTGAATATAGTTATATAGACCAAAATGGCATTACTAGAATTGGAATCAAAGTCGCTTCAAATTTATTTGGAGGAGAATTTATTGTCACTGGAATTGATAATGGAAAATTTGTCGAAAATAGAATTCCTCCAGGAGAAGGAATTTATTTTATTAAAAGAATAGATCCAAATACTATTAAACTTGCACTTAGCAGGTCCGATATTTTTAATTCAAAATTTATTTCAATAGAAAATTCAGTAACTGTAAATTCTAACAAAATTGTATATTATAACTTCAATAATAAATCTTTGTCTTCACAAAAATTACTTAGAGAAATTAGTACCCCAGTGAATGATGGTGGAGTTTATATTACCGAACCTGGATTTACTGGCATTTTGATTAATGGAGTAGAAATATTAAATTATAAATCTAGAGATGTTGTTTATGCCGGTCCTCTAACTGAAATAGAAGTTACTTCTCCAGGTCAGGGATATGATATCATTAATCCCCCTATCTTATCAATTGAGGATCGTATAGGAGTAGGAGCATCTGGATACTGTGCGGTTAAAGGGTCTTTACAAGAAATACGAGTTGTTAATACTGGATTTGATTATGATGAAGTACCAGCAATCAAAATAACAGGAGGGAACGGTATTGGAGCAAAGGCATTTGCATGTATGAAATTGATTGATCACCAATCAATTTTTAATTCAGAAATAAATTCTGCTCAAATTTCTTTAGTAAATAATACTATTGGATTTTCAACCTATCATAAGTTTAGAAATGCTGAGAGGGTGATTTATACTACAGATAGTCAACGAGGTGTTGGAGGTCTTTCTACAGATGCCTCATACTATGTTTGTGTCCAGTCACCAACACAACTAAAACTTCATAAAACATTGAATGATGCAGTTTCTGGAATTAACACAATATCATTCACTTCTTTTGGAGTTGGAAATCATTTACTAAGATCTTATAATAAAAAATTAGTACTTGGATCTGTAAATATTCAAAATTCCGGAACAGGATATGAAAATAAAAAAAGAACCGTTTCTAGTACTGTATCTGGAATTAATACCTCAATCAATCAAATCAATATTAATACTCACGACTTTAAAAGTGGAGAGATTGTAAAATATTCAACAAGTGGAACTGCAATTGGAGGATTAACTAATAATACTGAATATTATATAACTGTAGTTGATAATGATAGATTTAAATTATCTCAAGTTGGATCTGAATTTCAATCTAAAGATTTCTTTTATAATACAAGACAATTTTTAAATTTTACTTCTATTGGTTCTGGTGTTCACACTTTTAACTATCCAGAAATTTCTGTAGAGGTAATTGGTAATGTTGGTGGATCTGTTCAATTTAAAGCACAAGTTCAACCAATCTTTAGAGGAGAAATTTTATCAGTCCATTTAGAATCTGGTGGCACAAATTATGGTTCTCCTGATATTTTAAATCATAATAGAAAACCAACAATCAGTCTTTTAAGAGGTTTTGGAGCACAAGTAACTCCTATTGTATCTAATGGAAGAATTATTGAAGTTTTAGTAAATTCATATGGTAGTGGATATAATTCTCCACCAAATTTAGATATTCTTGGAGAAGGTATTGGAGCAGTTCTTACTCCAATTGTAGAAAATGGGGAACTAGTAGAAGTAAAGGTCATAGAGTCTGGTATTGGTTATTCCCCAAATACTACTGTAGTAATAATTACTCCTTCCGGTTCATTTGCCGAATTTTATCCAAAAATTCAAATTTGGAATGTAAATTTATTTGAAAAATTTCTTCCAATTATTAAAGAAGATGATGGAATATTATCAGAAGGTTTAAATGAAAATTATGGACTTCAATATTCACATTTATATGCACCAAGAAAGTTAAGGGAAATTGTTTATTCGACAGATCAAAAAGGAAATATTCTTTATGGGCGAAAAGATTTAAGAAAATTGTCCAATAAAGAAATAAATTCAACAGATCACTCGCCAATTATTGGTTGGGCATATGACGGAAATCCAATTTATGGACCTTATGGATATCTAACCAAACAAGGAGGAATTGTTGCTCAAATGAAATCTGGTTATAGAATTGACCTGAAATCAAATAGACCTTCTTTAACTAATTTTCCACAAGGATTCTTTGTTGAGGATTACACACATTTTAGCGTTTCAGATGAAACATTTCTTGATGAAAAGAATGGAAGATTTTGTGTAACTCCAGAGTATCCGAATGGAACCTATGCATATTTTGCTACTATTAATAACGGATTATCTGATTCTTCTGGTGTTTTTGCTGGATTTAAAAAACCAGTATTTCCATTTTTTATTGGAAACGAATTTAAATCAAAACCAAATAAATTTAACTTTAAAAAATCTTCAAATCAAGAAGATATTGATCTAAATGAAACAAAGTGGTCCAGGAATACATCACCATATAATTTAACTGAAAATGGAATATCTTATAATTATCTGGAGTTGCCAAATAATTTAAACCAAACACTCGAAACTGTATTTACTTCCCCAGGCACCATTGAAAATATAAAAATAATTTCGGGTGGGTCTGGATATAAAGTTGGAGATAAAATCATTTTTGATAACGAAGAAACACGAGGATCAAATGCATCAGCAGAAGTTGAACGAATTTTAGGAAAACCTGTAGATACCATTAGTATTGCTTCAACCACCGTTTTTAATGTTGAATTTCATCCAAGTGGAAATCAAGGAACATTTATAGCATTTGCAGAAAATCCACATAACTTTATAAATCTGGATACTATTAATCTTTCAGGATTTAATACTACATCATCCTTACTTGAAGGATCATATAAAGTCGGAGTGGCAACAAATACAATTGCACTAACTTCTGGAATTGGTAGCATTTCAGTAACGGGTATCGTAACTTATTTTTCAGTTGCAGGAAATCTAAAATATCCAAATATTCGTGAAAATGATGTTTTAGGAATTGGAACTGAACAAGTTAAAGTACTTAATATTGATGAAAAATCTTCTAGAATTAGAGTTTTAAGAGGAATTAATGGAACTGTGGGGTCTTCACATAGTTCTAGTGACATTTTACACGAAATTTCAAGAAAATTAATCATCAATACTGGACTTACTATTCAGTATGATCATAAAGTAAATAAAGAAATTTACTTTAATCCAATTGATTCTCTTGGAGTAGGGACAGTTTCTGGGGTAGGAATTGGTACTACTATTGTATTTTCCAATCCTGGAGTTGGAATTACAGAGATATTTATCCCTACACAATCCATTTACATTCCAAATCACAATCTATCAACAGGTGATGAGTTAATCTATTCTAGTAATGGAGGAATTCCAATTGGAGTTTCTACAAATGGAATATCAACTTCAGTATCAATTAGTGATCAATCATTATTATATGTTGCTAAGTTCGATGAAAATTTGATTGGTATTTCTACTTTTAGAGTTGGTCTTGGGACTGCAGGTACTTTTGTTGGATTAACAAGCAATACAAATACTTTTGGATTATTATACTTTACCAATTTTGGTGTAGGTGATTATCATAGTTTTAAAACAACTTATAATACTCTTATTGGAAATATATCAAGAAATACTGTAACAGTATTTACCTCACAAACTCACGGTTTATTAAACAATGATATGGTTTTTGTGGATGTAAATCCATCAATTGCATCAACATTTGTAGTTAGATATGATGATTATAATAAAAAACTTTTATTAAATCCTAAAGACTTTATTTCTTCAGGAATTAATACATCAACAAATACGATTACAATCAACAATCATGGATTTATCAAAGGACAAAAAATAGTCCATACATCTCTATCTCCGTCAATTGGATTAAACAATAATAAAGAATATTATATTGTTTTTGTAGACAATAATAATATTAGATTAACTAATAGTTATTTTGAGTCTGTTAATCCAAAACCTGCTGTGGTCGGAATTACTAGTGCATCTGACGGTACGTTATCATTAATTAATCCACCAATTGATACTTATAGAAGTTCTTCTGTTATATTTGATTTATCAGATTCTTCACTATCATATACTCAACAATCTACAAATTATCCAGCATTTGATCTTAGATTCTTTAAAGATTCAAATCTAACAGAAATTTATGATAGCAATGCAGATGATAATATTTTTGAAGTTCAAAAAACTGGTATTGTTGGTGTTACAAGTGATGCAAAAGTAACTTTAACTATAAATCAACAAACTCCGGAAAATTTATATTTTAATCTAGTTCCAATTTATAATGGAACATTACCAGAAAATAAAAAACTTATAAGTGTAGATACTGATGTTACCTCAAATAATGCGATACTAGTTAAGTCTAGCATTTATAATGGAAGATATAATGTAATTGTAGGATCATCAACATCTTTTACTTATACCATTCCATCAGTTCCGGAAAAAGATTTTTACACTTCAAATCAGTCAATTTTAAGTTATGAGACCACTTCTAAAAATACTGTTGGTTCTATTTCCAAAATTAAGATGTCCAATAAAGGGCAAAATTATTATTCTTTACCAAAAATTTCCGACATCGATTCTATTGAAGGATTTGGGTTTGTTTTGGAACCAGTAAGCAGGTCTATTGGCAAAATAAAAACTACTAGGATCAAAGATATTGGATTTAATTTTCCTTCAGACTTTACTGCTAGACCTAGTATAGCAATTCCACAGATTATAAAAGTGGATCCGCTGTCATCATTAAAGTCTATTGAAGTTGTTTCTTTTGGGAGAGGATATATTTCTGCACCAAAACTTTTAGTGTTAGATGGAATAACTGAAAAAGTGGTTCCTGAGATCGATCTTAAACTAACTTTAGGCAATAACAAAGTTGAAATTTTAAAAAATTCTTTTGCACTTAATGATGTAACTCCAACAATTTTACCTATACAAAATTCTAATGGAGTAGGAATTTCGTCTATTAAATATGAATCTTCAACTAAAGAAGTAATTGTAAATTTAGCAGTTGGATTTAGCACAGCAAATTCTTTCCCATTTGCTATAAACGATAAAGTTTTAATTGAGAATATTAGTGTAGGTGTTAATTCTACTGGAAAAGGATTTAATTCTGAAAATTATAATTATAAACTTTTTAATATTACTTCCGTAAATGCTAATCTTGGTGGATTTGGATCAGTAACTTATAGTTTAGATGGTTTTCTTAACAACTCAGAAATTCCTGGAATTTTCGATTCAATAAATTCTTCAGGAAGAATAATTGCAAGTAAATATTTTCCAACATTTATTACAAATTTGGAAAAAAGTAATTATCTGGTTGGAGAAGAAGTAACCACAAATTCTACAAAAGGTAGAGTTGAAAACTGGGATTCAAAGACAAATTTTGTAAGTGTTGTTTCTAAAAATAATTTTAAAGTTGGAGAAATTATTAAAGGATCTGCATCAAAAACACAAGGTATTGTTACAGAAGTAAATTATTTTGATGCCTTCTTCATTTTATCTTCTTCATCAAGATTTGTAAATGGATGGAAATCTAGTGCAGGGTTTTTAAATGATAATATTCAAAGAATTCAAGATAGTTTATATTATCAAAACTTCTCATATTCTCTAAGTTCTAGGGTTGACTTTGATACCTGGGATAACACGGTAAGTACTTTAAATCATACATCTGGATTTAAGAAGTTTTCTGATTATCAATTAGAATCAAATTTAAGCACAGAAACTTCAAATGCGCTCGTAGTCAATTTGCCTTCAGATGTAACTTCAGTTGATGTTGTGAGTGATATAGTTGAGGTTATAAATTTGAACTGTGCGTATGATTTTGATTTAGTAAGAGAAAATGTACTTAGCGGTAGTGAAAGAATATTTTCAGATGAAATAATTTTTTCAAATAGAATTTTGACAGATTATGCAGCATCTATTGGAAATAGAGTTCTTTCTATTGATAATATCAGTTCACAATTTAATAGTAATCCAAGACCTACACAATTTTCTGAAGTTTATAGATTTAATATTGCCGATATAAGAGCTCAAAAATATATCACATATATCAGAGATAAAAGATTTACTGGTGAAAGACAACTTTTAATTACTACAACTCTTAGGGATGATACTGGAAATGGATATTTAAATCAATATGCAAGAATTGAAAGTACTTATGATATGGGATCTTTTGACTTTGTAATTGATGGAACTGAAGGTGTTCTTTTATTCTATCCAACAAAATCTAGCATTAATGATTTTGATGTTACAACTTTATCCTACAATATTAATGATAATCTTTCTGGAATTGGAAGTACTAATTTTGGAGAAATAATTGACATTAAATCAAATAGTATATTGGTTTCTTCTGGACCAACAACTATTGTTAGTATCGCCAATACTTATAGATCTGCAAAGATTTTAGTTTTAATTGTATCGGATAATCAACAATATGAATTTGATGAATTAACATTAATTCATGATGGAACTAATGTTAAATTTTTAGAATACGGACAATTGACTACACACTCATTTGATTCACATTCAAGCAGTGGTCTTGGTACATATTATCCATATTTATCTGGTTCAGATCTAAAAATTGATTTTACGCCCAATGTTGGATCTGTAGTGACTGTTAATACTATTCAGGTTTTATTTGCAAATACTACTTCGGTAGGTATAGGTACTTATGATATGAAACACGCTAGATTGGAAGGAAGATCCACATCTATTGCTTCAACATCAACTCCATCACCATCTATTATTAGTGAATATCCTGATGCTTACGATAGCGCATATTTTATCGTACAAGTTTCCGATAATACAAATAATATACACCAAATATCCGAAGTAGCACTAATTGATGATGGAACAGATGTTTATATTACAGAATATGCAAATGTCAATACTTTTTCTGGTCTCGGCACAATTGGTGCTCAAAGAACTTCATCGGCAGTTGATTTAATCTTTACACCATTACCAAATATTGGCGTTGATGTTAAAGTTTATTTAAATGCTTTGAGATATCAAGATGATGAAAAGGATATTCTAAGTTTTGTTAACTCCGAAATTCAAACTGTCTACGGAACTTATGAAGGTTCGGAGAGAGATATTAAAAGGGCATTCAATTTAACTCATAAAAATGACCCTATTTTTGAGAGATATTTTGAGGGTTATAATTCTTCCATAGTTGATATCGAAAATGACTTTATTATTATACCAAATCATTTCTTTGTAAGTGGAGAATTGGTTAAATATAGCACTGGCATTGTAGGAACCGAGAATTCTATCGGTATTGCAACTACAAGTTTTGTTGGAATTGGATTAACTGATAAGCTTCCAGAAAATATATATATTGTTAAGTTTAGTGAAGATATAATCAAATTCGCAAGAACTGCTGAAGATGCGTTGAATATTATTCCAAGAACTTTAGATATTACTAGTGTTGGTATTGGGTCTGAACATAGAATAGTATCTACAAATCAAAATGCAAAAGTTCTACTTGCAATTGATAATTTAATTCAATCTCCTGTAGTTTCTACTGCAATCACAACTACACTTGCAATTAATGCATTTACGACCGATGATATACTTTATTTCTCTGACGCTAATTTATTTTTTGATAGCGATTTAATTCGCATTGGAGATGAAATAATGCGTGTTGAAGGTGTTGGTATTGGAAGTACTAACGGAATCAGAGTTCGCAGACCATGGTTGGGCACTGTGATTGCTGGTTATTCTACTGGATCTTTAGTTACCAAGATTAGTGGCAACTATAATATTGTAGACAATGTTCTTAATTTTGCAGAGGCACCTTATGGAAATATTCTATTAAGTTCCACCACAAATCCCCCAGATGAAAGGGATTGGGTTGGAATATCAACAGGATCATTTTTTCAAGGCAGAAGTTTTATAAGATCTGGAATTATAAACTCAATAGAAGAAACATATTCTAAGAATTATATCTTTAATGATGTATCTTCAGAGTTTAATGGTATTACTAAAGAATTTACTCTAAAATCTAATGGATTTAATGTTTCCAATATCGAAAATAAAAATGCCCTAATATTAATCAATGATATTTTTCAAGGACCAGGATTAAATTATGATTACACATTATCAGAATCTGCTGGAATAACGTCTATTAGATTTACCGGAACCGCAGCATCAGTTTCATATGATATTAATAATACAAGTATTCCTCGTGGAGGAGTCATAGTTTCTGTAGGTTCAAAAGAAGGATTTGGTTATCAACCTTTAGTTTCTGCTGGTGGAACTGCAACGGTTTCTATTGCTGGCACTATCGAATCAATTAGTATTGGAAATAGTGGTTCTGGTTATAGAGAAAGTGTTCAGGTTGTTAATGTTGGCGTAAAAACATCGTCTATAGGAATACCAAATATTGAATTTATTGGAACTGCAATCGTGAGTGGGGGTCATGTTGTAAGTATTGCAATTACGAATCCAGGTACCGGATACACTTCATCTAATCCACCATATGTAGTATTTGATAAACCACTATCATATTCTAATATTCCATTAATTTACAGTTCAGGATCTTCTGGAGTAGGTACACAAGCAAAAATTAATATAGTTGTTGGACAAGGTTCTAGTATTATTGATTTTGAAATTACAAATACTGGTTATAGGTATGGTCAAAATGAGGTTCTTACAATTCCTGTAGGTGGAACTACTGGAATTCCAACCACAGGAATTTCATTCAATGAGTTTCAAATTTCAATTCAAAAGACCACTAAGGATAAATTCTCTGGATGGTCAATTGGAGAACTTCAGGTTTTTGATAATTTTGATAGTAGATTTGATGGCGAAACATCGTCATTCCCCCTTACAGTTAATGGAAATTTAATCTCCATTCGTTCATTTAAAGGATCAAATATCAATGTACAGGATACTTTACTAGTTTTTATCAATGATACTATTCAAGAACCCGGAAAAGGATACGTATTCCTTCCTGGTGGAAGCACATTAAGATTCACGGAACCACCTAAGATTGGAGACACCTCAAAGATTCTCTTCTATAGAGGAAGTGGATCTGTCGATGTTGTGGATGTTGATATTTTAGAAACTATTAAGATTGGAGATGAATTGACCATTGGATATGACCCTTCTCTAGGACAATCTCCAACTTTACAAGAAGAGTCTAGAACAGTTACTAGTATTAATTCTATCGATCTTGTCAATACAAATCCATACTTTGGATCAGGAATCACTGGAGATGAAAATATGGAAAGACCTGTGAAATGGTGCAGACAAACTGAAGATAAAATTATTAACGAACAAGAAGTTTCAAAAGATAGAATTCTTTACAATGCAGTGATTAATTCATTATCATACTTAATTCAACCTGTTGGAATTGAATCTACTGTTGTTTATGTTGATAATATAAGACCATTCTTCGATCAAATAAATGAAAACGTTCAATCTTTAGAATTCCAAAAAAAAGTTACCTTTATTCCACAAGAATCTAAAGTTGGCGCTTCCGCAACTGCAGTCGTATCTATTGCAGGAACCATTACATCTATTGAAGTAACAAATGGTGGACAAGGATATCTTAGTTTACCATTAGTTACAATCCAAAATTCTGTTGGAATTGGAACCACTCTAAGTGTTAACGCATCTGCAATATCTTCTATAACTTCAGGAAATGTGACTTCAATTCAAATTGTTAATCCAGGTATTGGATATACATTTACAAATCCTCCGATTGTTCTAATTGAACCACCAAATACATTCAATGAAACTAATGAGGTAGAAACTTACGAAGGTGATTTTGGATATATTGTTGGAATTTATACAGGATCTGTTGGAGTTGCATCAACTGCACTAATATTTGATTTTTATATTTCAGAAAATTCTTTCTTGAGAGATAGTTCAATAACCGGAGTAACATCAATTAGCGGCATACAAACTGGATACTATTTTGTAACACACAATTCAAGTGTTGGAAATTCAATAACATCATTAGATTCAAGCGGATTTGTAGTTGGCATAGGAACAACATTTATAGATAATGTTTATCAAGCATCTGCAGTATCAATTGCACAAACTACAGTGTCTGGAATAGGTCTTACTTATGTTGTAAGAGTAACTACAAGTGTGCAAGATTATAGTTCCTTGGTTGGAATTAATACGTATAACTTCTTTGGCGAATATAGTTGGGGTAAAATACAACTAAAATCTAGAGTAAAAAATATCGAATATAATGCATACACATTTAATGGAGTTTCTGGATTAACTACTAGCACTATTTTAAAAAGAACTAATTCACTAAGGTTCTCTGATTATATTACATAAATAAATAAAAAATCTATAAAATGGCAGCAATCATAACGGATCAAATTAGAATATTAAATGCAAAGAATTTTGTTGCTGGAGTGCAAACTTCAAGTAATTCTTATTATTCTTTTATTGGTCTACCAAATCCCACCGATATTCAAAGCGATTGGAACAATAATCCTCCAGCACCTAAAGACAACTTTGATGAGGAAAACAACTATTGGGATACTATGATTGCATTGAAAAAAATAAATGCAAGTGACATAAGACAAGTTGTACAAAAAAGATTTTGGTCTTCAGGTACAACTTTTGACATGTATCGCCACGACTACAGTAGATCAAATACTACTAAAGTCTCTGGTGCTACTAATTTATATTCATCGTCATATTATGTTCTGAATAGTGATTATAGAGTTTATATTTGTTTACAGAATGGAACAGATCCTGATAATTTTAGAGGGAGACCATCACTAGATGAACCTAGATTTACAGATTTAGAACCAAGACCTGCAGGTACAAGTGGTGACGGTTATATTTGGAAATATCTTTATAGTATTAAACCAACTGATATTATTAAGTTTGAATCCACTGAATTTATGCCAGTTCCTGATAACTGGGAAACAAGTACTGATAATGCAGAGGTAAGAAATAATGCTGTTGATGGATCTATTAAGATTGTAACTATTACTGATAGAGGTGTTGGTGTAGGAACAGCAAACAGAACTTATACAAAAGTTCCTATTCGTGGAGATGGTACTGGAGCAGATTGTACTATTGTTGTTAATAATGATCAAAAAGTAGAGTCAATCACAATATCAAATCAAGGTTCCGGATATACGTTTGGAAATGTTGATTTAGTTGCAGGAAATGTGCCTACAGGAACTACTAGACCATCATTTAATGTAATTATTTCACCGAAAGGAGGTCATGGAGCAGATATTTATAGAGAACTTGGTGCATATAATGTTCTAATGTATTCTAGAATTGAAAATGATATTCAAAATCCAGATTTTATTACTGGAAATAAATTTTCAAGAATTGGAATTGTAGAAAATCCAGCATTTAATGTAGGCATTTCCCCAGATAAGGCAAGTGCTGTTTATGCTCTTAAGTTAACTGGCATTGGTGTTGAGTCTGCAGTATATACTGCAGACTCATTTATTACTCAAACAATTTCTACTGGAACTACTGCTGTTGGTAGAGTTATTAGTTATGACCAAATTACAGGTGTACTAAAGTATTGGCAAGATAGATCTAATTCGGGATTTTCAACGGTTGGAGTTGCAATAACAAATCCAACTTTTGGATTTGATCAGGTTGAATTTTCAAGTTCTATTGGTACAGGTGGAAGTCTTATAATTACTGGCGGATCAGCAAGTTTATCAATTGATACTACATTTACAGGTATATCTACCGTGATAAATAATAGGACTTATTACCTTGGTCAATCTTTTACAAGTGGTCTTGCAAATCCAGAAGTAAAAAAACATTCTGGAAATATTATCTACGTAGATAATAGACCATCAATTACAAGGTCTCCAAATCAAAAAGAAGATATTAAAGTCATTTTGCAGTTCTAAAAAATTATGTCTCAGCAAACCAATCTCAATGTATCACCATATTTTGATGATTTTGACGCAAATAATGACTACCATAAAGTTCTTTTTAAACCAGGAGTTCCTGTTCAAGCAAGAGAATTAACAACTCTCCAATCAATTCTCCAAAACCAAATTGAAAAGTTTGGACAACACTTTTTTAAAGAAGGTGCTAAAGTAATACCAGGAAATACTTCATATACGCAATTATATTATTGTGTCCAACTTCAAAATACTTTTCTTGGAGTTCCAGTTTCTGCATACGCAGATCAACTTGTTGGAAGTAAAATTACAGGGCAAACTTCAGGAGTAAGTGCTATAGTAGATAAAGTCCTTCTTCCCCAAGATTCCGAAAGAGGTAACTTAACTCTTTATATTAATTATTTGAATTCAAGCACACAGAATAATTCAACTCAACAATTTTCTGATGGAGAATCTTTAGTTTCAAATATTACAATTTCTTCAGGTCTTTTAGGAAATACATCAATTGCTTCTGGACAACCTGTAGCAGTTACATTAGCGAATAATTCAACTGCTACAGGTTCTTCATTTAATATTACAAATGGTGTTTATTTTATTCGTGGGCAATTTGTAAGTGTAGATACTGAATCTTTAATTCTTGATCAGTATAACAACAGATCAAACTATAGAGTTGGTTTATTTGTAAATGAGCAGATTATTAATTCAGATATTGATGAGGCACTGAACGACAATTCTCAAGGTTTTAATAATTATGCGGCTCCGGGGGCAGATAGACTAAAAATATCAGCATCATTATTCAAGAAAAGTTTAAATGATTTTGATGATAATAATTTTATAGAATTAGCAACAATTAATGATGGAGTTTTAAGGTCACAAAAAAATACAACAGAATATAATCTTATTGCTGATGAACTTGCAAGAAGAACATATGATGAATCTGGAGATTACTTTATTAAACCATTTGATATCTCAGTAAAAGAGTCATTAAATAATAACTTAGGTAATCGTGGTATTTTTAATTCTGGACAATTTACATATGGTGGATTAAATCCCTCAGATGATTTGATAATATATCAAATATCTCCAGGCAAAGCAATCGTTAGAGGATATGAAGTAGAAACAATTAGCTCAATATTTTTAGATGTAGAAAAACCAAGAACAATTAAAACTTTAGAAAATCAATCAATTAATTATAGTACTGGACCAACATTCTTATTAAATAATGTTAAAGGATCTCCAATTATTGGAATTGGAAATACTTATGTTTTAAGTTTAAGAAGCGAAAGAGTAGGATCTTCAAATACAATTGCGCCAGGAAAGGAAATTGGTGTTGCTAGAGTTTATGATTTTAAATTGGAATCTGGATCTTACAGTACATCAAATGCTAACTTAAATGAGTGGAATATTTCTTTATATGATATTCAAACCATCACAGAAATTACTTTGAATGAACCAATTACTTTAGCAGTTCCAACTTTTGTTGAAGGTGCAAATAGTGGTGCAAGTGGATTTATTAAAGATGCAGTTTCTGCAAATTCTCTCATAACTCTATATAATACAAAAGGCGTTTTTTTAAGAAATGAATCATTTATAATTGATGGAATAGATTCTGGGTATGTTGCAATAGCAGTAACATCCTATGGAATTCCTGATATTAAATCAGTTTATGGTTTAGTAGGATCTGCATCAACATTTTCTGCAGATACAGTACAAAATATAAAATTTAATGTTGGAATTGCAACAATCAGTCAATTTTCTGGTGGGATTAGTACAGTAGTAAGTCCAAATATTTCTTTCCCTGGAAATATTGTAAAAAAAGATAATATAATTTCTTATAGTGACACCTCACTATCAGATCCAGTTTTTGCGAAAGTTGTGAGTGTAGGTTCTACTACGATTACAATTACGGGAGTTTCTACCGTAACAGGAATTTCTCAAGGAAAATTGCCAACTTCATTATTGCAAGTTACTGATTTTAAAATATTAACAACTAATTTAGAATCATCAACAGACAATACATTATATACAAAACTTCCTAATAATAATATTTCTAACGTAGATTTAACTAATGCAAGTTTAACAATTAGAAAATCCTTTGTAGTCAATATTGAATCAAATAAATTATCAATTCCTGTAAGTGCTGGACCTAATGAGTTTTTCTTACCTTTTGACGAAGAAAGATATTCATTATGTAGATCAAATGGATCTACTGAAGTTTTAACTTCGGATAGATTTTCTTTCATTGATGGTGGTAGGCAACTTGAAATTTACAATTTAGGTTCTAATGATACTGGTGCCACATTAACAACCACTCTAAGAAAAATTAAACCGAAAGCAAAAGCAAAAAGAAAGAATAGAGTTAATAGTATAATTATTAGTAAATCAAAATATGCCGGATCTGGTATTGGTGGAACTACATTGAATGATGGTCTTGAATTTGGAAATTATGCTTATGGGACAAGAGTTCAAGATAAAAATATTTCATTAAATGTTCCTGATATTATACAAATTCATGGTATTTTTGAATCTTCAGATACTTCAGATCCTTCTGCATCAAAAATGACACTTTCATCAATTAATGGTACATCAGGAACCACTTCTGAATTAATTATTGGTGAAAAAATATTGGGTCAAAATGGAAGCACTCTTGGAATTGTTGCAGAAAAATTAACAAACAACGAAATATCATTCATTTATAAAAATCAAAATATATTTAAAGAAGGTGAAACTGTAACTTTTAGTGAATCTAATATTCAAGCAGTTATTACTACATTAGTTTCTAATAGTTTTGATATATCATCAAATTATACATTTTCAATTGGACAAAGAGAAACTTTTTATGATTATGGATTTATTACTAGAAAATTAAATTCAGAAGAACCAAATAAAAAAATAAAAGTATATTTTTCTAATGGATTTTATGATTCTGCAGATGATGGTGATATTACAACGGTAAACTCGTATAGTACTTTTAATTATTCTGATGAAATAATATCAATTAATGGAGTATCAAATTCTGATATTATTGATATAAGACCTAGGGTTTCTCCATATACAGTTTCTAAAAATTCTAGGTCACCATTTGAATTTTATGGAAAAACTTTTAATTCTTCCGGAAATTCATCGGAAAACATTCTTGCATCCGATGAATCAATTTTAACCAATTTTTCTTTTTATCTGGGGAGAATAGATTCAATTTATTTGTCTAAAGATGGAAATTTTCAAGTTAAATATGGAACTCCTTCAGAAAAACCAGAAAAACCTGTTATAGTTGATGAATCTTTAGAAATTTCAACAATCACTCTTCCTCCATATCTATATTCCACTTCTCAAGCAGAAATTAAATTTTTAGAACATAAAAGATATAGAATGGTTGATATAAAAAACCTCGAAAATAGAATTAAAAACTTAGAATATTATACCGCATTATCTCTACTTGAATCAAATACAGAAAATCTTTTTGTTGCAGATTCAAGTGGATTGAATAGATTTAAATCCGGTTTTTTTGTTGATAATTTTACATCTATTTTAACACAAGAAAATAGTGTAGATATTAAAAATAGTATTGATATTAAAAATAAAGAATTAAGGCCAAGACATTATACAAATTCTATAGATTTAATTCCAGGACCTGTTCAAAATATAGATACATCTACAGATTTAAATTTTTCCAATATTCAAGGGATTAACATTAGAAAAACTAATGACATTATTACATTAGATTATTCGGAAGTTGAATGGTTAAAGCAATCATTTGCAACCAGAACGGAAAGTGTAACTCCATTTCTTGTAACTTTTTGGAAGGGAACTCTTGAGTTAACTCCAGCTTCAGATACTTGGGTTGATACAGTCAGAATTGAGGCAAAAATAACCAATACTGAAGGAAATTATGCAGAAACTCTTGCAATTGCATCAAGAACATTCGGTGTAGATCCTCAAACTGGTCTTTCTCCAGTTCTTTGGAATTCTTGGGTTCAAAATTGGACTGGACAACAAATTATTGAAGATACTCAAAATACTAAAAAAACTGCTACCTTTTTTAAAGATACAGCAAGACCAGGTGGTGGCGTGTGGGATCAATATGCCACTGTTTTGACTACTTCAAATACTATACGAGAATTTAAAGAAATTGGAATAGAAACTAGATTTGGAACACGAAATATAGTCTCTGAACAATTTGATTTTATTTCAAATGGAGATAGAATTGTAAGTAGAGATATATCTTTTTATATGAGATCTAGAAATATTCAATTTCTTAATAAAGCACTAAAACCATTAACACAAGTTTATGCATTTTTTGATGGTGTCGATGTGACCAAATACTGTGTTCCAAAATTACTTGAAATTAATATGATTTCTGGGGTATTTGAAGTTGAAGAAACTGTAATTGGTAGGGTAAGAGCAACTGGTTTAGGTTTTGGTACTTATGATCCTGCAAAAATTAAATTTAGGGTTGCTCAGTCAAATCATAAAGAGGGTCCATATAATTCACCGACCACGACATTTTCACAAAATCCATACACAAATCAAATTTTATCAGCAACTTATTCATCAACTTCAAATATTTTAAATATTGACACTTTTTCACTTGCAAACGAACCTCAAGGTTTATTCAGTGGATGGGTAGAAAGTGGAATGATGCTAACTGGAACTACTAGTGGCGCCCAAGCAACTATTACTAATGTAAGACTTATTTCTGACATATCATCAACTTTAATTGGGAGTCTTTACATACCAAATCCAAATGTAAATATTCACCCAAAATTTGAAACAGGAACAAAAACATTGATATTTTTAAATAATGATTCAAACAATCTAAGTTCAGCAACAACAATATCGGAAGAAAAATTTATTTCTAATGGAATTATAGAAACAGTTCAAGAAAATATTGTTTCTATTAGAAATGCTCGTATTGAATCTCTATCACTAACAGAGCAGAGAGAAACATTTAGGACTGTTGATACCCAGGTCATTCAAGGCAATACTATATCAAGAGAAACATTTAATTTAAATACTATACCAGGATTAAGAGGTAGACCAGGTAATGTTGATGATCTCCAAAATAATTTTAAATCGAGATACGGAATTGATCCCTTAGCTCAATCATTTATGATTGATGAATCAACTGGAATTTTCTTGACAAGATGTGATATTTTCTTCAGAACTAAAGATAATTTTGATATTCCAGTAATAATACAAATTAGAACTTTAGAAAATGGTCTTCCTTCTCAAAAAATTATTCCATTTTCAGAAATTGTTTTAGATCCAAGTGAAGTTCAATTATCTAATGATGGATCAATTGCAACTCCTATATCTTTTAAATCTCCAGTATACTTGGAGGGTGGAAAAGAATATGCAATTTGTTTATTGTCAAACTCAACAAAATATAGTGTTTATATTTCTAGAGTTGGAGAAACTGATCTACTGACCCAAACTCTTATTTCAAATCAACCTTATTTGGGATCTTTATTTAAATCTCAAAATGCTTCTACTTGGGAACCAAGTCAATGGGAAGATCTTAAATTTACTCTTTATCGTGCAGATTTTATTGAATCTGGAACAGTTGAGTTTTATAGTCCTCAACTCACAGAGGGTAATCATCAAATCGCCCGATTAATGCCAGATTCTCTCAACTTTAACTCTAAGAGAGTTAGAATAAGTTTAGCATCTACAATTAATGATTCTAACTTTATTATTGGAAATACTGTTTTACAAAGTGGAACAAATGCATCAGGAAACTATGTAGGAAATGCGGGAATTGCAACAGGTTCATTAAATATTATTAATGCTGGTATTGGATATACCCCATCTTCTGGTATTGCAACTTTTTTTGGAATTAATTTACAAACAATTACTGGTAAGGGTAGAGATGCAACTGCTGCGATTACGATAAACAATGGAGTCGCAATTGGGGCAACAATTGTATCTGGTGGAAGTGGGTACCAAATTGGAGATGTTCTTGGAATTTCTAGCATTGGAGTTGTAAATGTCGGCACAAATGCAAGATTCTCACTTTCAAACATTTCTAATTTTAATCAAATTATAGTAGATAATGTTCAAGGAGACTTTGTTGTTGGTGAAGCAAAAACAATTCAATATATTGGGGTTGGTATAGGTACAACAAACTTAAATGGAACTGGTGTATTAATTAATGAAATCATCACCGAAAACGATGGGTTACATGTAAAAATAGATCATAAAAATCACGGAATGTATTTTGATGATAACTTGGTTACAATTTATAATGTAGAATCAGATATCAAACCGACTAAATTGAACATTCAACTTGCAGCAGATTCTACAGGACCAATATCAGTTGATGATTCTAGTGCTTTTGCTATGTTTGAAAATGTTGGGGTAGGAACAACAAACTCAGGTTATCTACTTATTGGTGATGAGGTTATTGAATATACTTCGGCATCAGGTGGAGTTATTGGTGGGGATATTGTTAGGGGGTCCAATCCTAGATCTCACCCAATCGGATCTCCCGTTTACAAGTATGAATTGAATGGAGTTTCACTAAAAAGAATTAATAAAACTCACGATTTAAATGATGCAACTGTTGCAGACCCTATTACTTTAGATTCTTATCACATTAAACTTGATATGTCTAGTGATGGTGTTAATAGAAGCGTTGGAACAGGTTTCCAAACTCTTTACGCAAATCAAACAAAATCAACTGGAGGATATAACACTAGAGCAACACAAAATATGCCTTTCGAAATCATTACTCCTCTTGTTCAAAACCTAACAGTACAAGGTACTTCATTAAGTGCTGAAGTAAGAACCATTACTGGATCTAGTATTAGTGGAAACGAAATTCCATTTACTGATGTTGGATTTGAACCTATTACGATTAATGCTCCAAATTATTTAAATAGCACAAGAATTATTGCATCAAAAGTAAACGAAGATAATAAATTGTCCAATTTACCCGGCAATAAGTCATTGAATATGAGATTAACTCTAGGAACTGTTGATACAAGAGTTTCGCCCGTTTTAGATACTCAAAGAATAAGCACAATATTGACTTCAAATAGAGTAAATAGTGTGATTGAAAATTATGCAACTGATGCGAGAGTTGATACAATTAATGAAGATCCGTCAGCATTCCAATATATCTCAAAAGAAATTACTTTAGAAAATCCTGCATCTTCAATTAAGATCATCCTTGATGCACATATCAATCTTTATTCAGATATTCGTGCATTATATGCAATTAGCGAAAATCAAAACTTCGATCCTATTTTTACATCATTTCCAGGATATTCAAATCTCAATTCAAAAAAAGAGATTATAAACTTTGAAGATAATAATGGGTTGTCTGATAAATTTATAACACAATCAAATTCTATTGGATTCACTTCCTCAGAACTTGAATATAAAGAATATACATTTACTGCTGATAACTTGCCGGAATTTAGATCATATAGAATCAAACTCATTTTAACATCAACTAATCAAGTTTATGTACCTAGAGTGAAAAATTTACGTGTAATTGCACTTGCCTGATATGGATTATATTAGAGTAAAAGGGCACGACAACCTAATCAGAGATCCTAAAACAAATTCTATTATTAACACTAATATGTCTGAGTATAATGAATATCTTTCTAGAAGATATTGTAAAGTAAAAGAAAACGAAAGAGTAAATAATCTTGAATCTGATATCATAAATATGAAAGAAGATTTAGATGAAATTAAATTTTTAATTAAGAGATTGATTGATGAATCCAAATAATATAGAACTTTCAAACTTGTCAAAAAATTTCGAGTATGTAAAATTTAGTAATCAAATTGACAATATTAATAATATTGACGATATCAGAACTCTCGCAAAGTGCTATTTTAAACTTTATTTAAAACAACAAGAAATAGTTTCTGAGTGGATAATACCACAATCATAAATATTATTATTGGAGGATAGCACAAATGGCACAACCATCTTCTAGGCAAGAACTTATAGAATATTGTAAAAGAAAATTGGGTGCTCCGGTATTAGAAATTAATGTTGCTGATGAGCAAATCGAAGATTTAGTAGATGATGCTGTCCAATTTTTCCAAGAAAGACATTTTGATGGTGTATATCCTACATTTTATAAGTACAAAATTACACAAAATGATATTGAACGTGGTAGAGCAGGATATAGTGGAGGATCCGTAGGCATAGCGTCCACATCAGTAACTACAAACATAGTCGGTACTGCCACCACATTTACTTATTTTGAAAATAGTAATTATTTACAAGTCCCACCAAATGTAATTGGAATCAATAAAATTTTTATGTTTGATGGTGCAAATACTATCACTAGCAGTATGTTTAGTGTTAAGTATCAATTATTCCTGAATGATATCTACTATTGGGGAACAACAGAACTTCTCAGTTATGCAATGGTCAAAACATATCTGGAAGATTTGGATTTTCTTTTAAATACACAAAAACAGATACGTTTCAATAAAAGACAAGATAGACTATATCTTGATGTCGATTGGTCATCTTTAAGAAATGGTCAATACGTCATCATAGATTGTTATTCAACTTTAGATCCAAATGATTATTCAAGAGTTTGGAATGATTCCTTTATTAAACCATACTTAACTTCATTGATTAAAAGGCAATGGGGACAAAATATGATGAAATTTACTGGAGTTAAACTTCCTGGTGGTGTTGAGTTAAATGGAAGACAAATGTACGATGATGCTCAAAGAGAAATTGATGTTTTAATGGAAAAAATGTCCAATACTTATGAACTTCCTCCCTATGATCTTATAGGTTGAGATGAATATGAAAAAGTACTATTGCTATTTTTATATAAGAGAAGATGGTACTCCCTACTATGTTGGTAAAGGATGCAATGGTAGAATAGACAGCAAAGTTCATCCCGGAATAGGTCTTCCTCCAAAAGAAAGAAGGATAAAAGTTGCAGAAAATCTTACAGAAGAAGATGCAATGCAAATAGAAAAAATGTATATAAAAAAGTATGGAAGAAAGGATTTAGGAACGGGTATTCTTTATAATAGAACTGATGGTGGTGATAATCCTCCTTGTATGAAAAAGGGAAATACTAATCATATTGCAGGAGTAAAAAGATTTTGGGATAATTTATCAATTGAAGATAGAAAAAGAAGAGGCAAAAAAATATCAAATACAAAAAAAGGTAAAGGAAATCATATACCATCAAAACCAGTTATGATAAATGAATTAAATAAAAAATTTCAATCAATAAGAGAGTGTGCAGATTATATTAATGGGGATATTAGTGCGATTTGTAGGTGTCTGAAAAAAAGAGGACAAACTCGTCATCGCGGATATACTTTTAGTAGGATATAATTATGTTAAATCCATTTTTTCTTCAGGGGTCTAAAGCAGAACAAGGATTAATCCAAGATTTAATCAATGAGCAATTAAGAATGTATGGTGTAGAAGTTTATTATCTACCTCGCCAATACATTACTGAAAAAACAGTCATAAAAGAAGTTATAGAATCAGAATTCAATAATGCTTATCCTATAGAAGCATATGTTGATACTGTTGAAGGATATGGAAATAATCCAACCATTTTATCAAAATTTGGAATTCAAGCATTAAATGAAATTACTCTAGTAATTTCGAGAGAAAGATTTAAAAATTATATTTCACCATTAATTAAAAATCAATCTGATATTAAATTATCATCTAGACCCAAAGAGGGAGATTTAATTTATTTTCCCCTCGGAGATCGTTTATTTGAAATTAAGTACGTTGAGCACGAAAAACCTTTTTATCAACTTCAAGGATTATATACATATGAGTTAAGATGTGAACTCTTTAGATATGAGGATGAACTTATTGATACTGGAATTGGTGAAATTGACGATAATATTAGTGGGGAAGACACATCAAAACCAGATCAAGTTGCGGTAGGCAATCTAACGAATCTTACAATGATTGGAGTAGGTATTACTGCAACTGCATCTGCTTCAATTGTAAATGGTGGTATAAGATTTATTACTGTTACAAATAGAGGTGGGGGATACATTAATGCCCCTACAGTCGGCATTTCTTCTGCTCCTGTGGGCGGAGGAACTGCAAGTGCTATTGCAGATATGATTGGTGGTATTGTCGTATGTAATGATAATACAAATCCTAAAGCTCAATCAGTTCAAAGTGTTTCCTTAACAAATGCTGGGTTTGGGTATACGGTAACACCTGGAGTAAGATTTATTGGTGGGGGTGGAAATGGTGCAACTGCTACTGCAACATTAGGGGACGGTATAGTCGGTATTATTACTCTATCAAATGCGGGTTCGGGATATGTAAATGCTCCTACTATTATTTTTACCGGAATATCTACTATTTCTGCTGCCGCGACTGCAAGAGTTTCCGCTGCAGGAACAATTACTTCAATTCGTATTACGAATGCGGGTCTTGGTTATACATTACCACCCGGAATTATAATTGGAAATCCATCTTTAAATTCGACTGGTAATTTCATATTCAATGAGATTATAACCGGAACTCAAAGTGGTGTAACTGCGAGAGTTAAATCTTGGAGTTCTATTACAAATGTCCTTCAAGTATCTAAAGTTACAGGGGAGTTCATTACTGGAGAAAATATCGTCGGAAGTTCGTCAAGTGCATCTCACTATTTGAGATCAATTGATGTTTATGCAGTAAAAGATGGTTATACGGCAAATGAAGAAATTGAAGATGAAGCAGATACAATCATAGATTTCAGTGAAAATAATCCTTTTGGTATGCCTTAACTTATAGATAGATAAATATTAGTTATTAATTCGATTAAATAATAGTATCATAAATTAAATCATATGTTTGAATACTTCTATCACGAAATTCTACGAAATACTATAGTTTCGTTTGGTTCTTTGTTTAATAATATTACCATTAAACACAAAAATAACTCTAATGACGTGACAAGCGTGATTAAAGTTCCTTTTTCATATGGACCAACTCAAAAATTTCTTGCAAGACTTAATCAATCACCAGATTTAAACAAACCAATTCAAATTACATTACCGAGAATGTCATTTGAATTTACAGGTTTAACATATGATTCAACAAGAAAATCCACCACAACTCAAACTTTTACTGCAAAGTCAATAACTGACGGAAAGGAAACAAAAAAAGTTTATTTGCCGGTTCCGTATAATTTGCAATTTGAGGTCAGCATTATGTCAAAATTAAATGACGATGCTCTCCAAATTATAGAACAAATTTTACCATACTTCCAACCAGCATATACAATGACTGTTGAATTAATAGATGAAATTAATGAAAAAAGAGATGTTCCAGTAATTTTAGAGAACATCACAATGCAAGATGATTATGAGGGTGATTTTACATCTAGAAGAGTTTTAATTTATACATTAAGATTTACTGCAAAAACTTACTTGTTTGGACCAACATCTTCTACAACAAAAGATATCATCAAAAAAACTACTATCAGTTATATTACTGGAGATACTACAAATACACCAACTAGAGAGGTGGTTTATTCTGCAGAACCAAGGGCAATTAAAAATTATACAGGAATTGTAGTAACAAATATATCAAATGATATTAGCACTGAGGATACTCTAATTACTGTAAATGATATATCTTCAATTCTACCAAATACATATCTTGATATTGAAGGAGAAGAGATATTTGTAAAACTTATATCCGGAAATATTCTTACTGTCGAAAGAGGAAAAGATGGGACACCAATTACTTCACACTTAGCAGGTGCAGCAATCAAGTCAATCACAAGCACCGATAATGAACTTATAGAAACTGGAGATGATTTTGGATTTAGTGGTTCTACATTTTGATATAGTATAAAAAATGGTAAAAAAATTCGACAAATTAAACGAAACATTCAATGTAGATGCGGAAATAGTTCCAGTCGAAGAAGAAAAAGTTTCTGAAAAAATACAAAAATATACTTCAGATGCCGATGATATTAAAAAAGATTATGATTATGCAAGAGGAAATTTATATTCTTTAGTGGAGAAGGGGCAAGAAGCAATTAACGGAATGTTAGAATTGGCACAAGAAAGTGAAATGCCTCGGGCATACGAAGTTCTTGGACAGTTAATTAAAACTACCACCGAAACGACAGAAAAACTTATGGCATTACATAAGATTAAAAAGGATGTAGAAGAGGATACTTCAAAAGGAACAACAACCGTAAATAATGCTCTTTTTGTCGGTTCTACTACAGAATTGGCAAAACTTTTAAAGCAACAATCACAAAATCAATTAGAATAATAAATAAATCAAGGGTTCGTTTAACTAATGAATAGATTTAAATCTCATAAGACGGTTGAACAAATTGCAAGGAAACATCGAATGGATGTTTCTTTTATACAAAAGCAACTTGATATGGGCGAACCTATTGAGCATGAGCATACAAAAGATCACAATTTAGCAATGGATATTGCTCTTCAACATCTTGATGAAATTCCAGATTATTATACACGTTTGAAAAAGATGGAAGCAGATGCTAAAAAGCATCACAAAAAATTCAAAGATGTAAAAGAGCATTGTGGATGTGAGAA